CCTCCGCGCCTTCGGTTTTCTGCGCCACGCCGATCAGGTACGTGAGCAGCTTTTCAACGTCGCTCATAAGTTCTAATCCTGACTCTGCATCTGCGTGAACAGTACAGTCATCTCCCGCGCCTCATCCAGCGCGGCCACGGGTTCAAACGACGCACTCTCGATGTAGAGAATAACTACGGCATCCTCGTAACCGCTTGCCACGATGCGCGCATCCTCCGGGAGTCCGTCTGCGGTCAGGCCGGGCGGAGTGGGATTCTTCAGAAAATCGATCAACAGGTGTGTCGATAGCCGTAACTTTTTGACCCTCATAAATTCCAGTAGTCCTCCGGAATCGCCGCGCGGTCGCACGGCACCCAATGCCGTTTGTCAAGGCTGCGCGGGCTGGTGCCGTTGCGGTGCGTTGTTGCTACCATCATTCCGAGTCCGTCCTCGACGTGGAGCACGGGCCGAGCGGCCTTGACGAAGGCGTTATCTTCGCCGAGTTGCTTATCGGGGAACTTGTGGCCGACCCACCAGTCCTTGCGATAGATGAGGGACGTTCCGAGGACGTAGTTCGGGGCGCCAGTGTACACGTGAACTCGAAGCTTTGCTTCATCCCAGAAGAGGCATTGGCGGAAGCCAGATACCTCTCTAGCTCGCGCCATTCCTGTAGCACTTCGGAAGTCATCGGAACCCAGTTGGCTGGCAAGCCGGTCAGGGTGGCTCCAGTCGTCATCGTCCCAATGGGCGATGTACTCACCGGCGGCCATTTCACAGGCAAGGTTGCGCTTCCAGCCAAGGCTGGTAACACCAACGCAACGCGCATAGCGGATCTGCGGGTCATTCGGTAGCATCTCCTCTGCTCCGGGCAATCCGTCGTCCAATATTAGCAGTTCTTTCGGCTCCCATGTCTGGGCTAGGAAGCAGCGTATCGCCCGCGGCAGGAACCGGAGCCGATCCTTCGTCGGCATGATGCACGTCACGAAAGGGGCGGCCGGAGCCGCCCTCCTTCGTGTCGTATGGCAGGGGAGGAGACCCCGCTTGTACGACTTTGGTGTGATAGGTCACGCGCGGAGGCTCGGGAATACGGGCCTGGCCCGTTTCGAGCAGGAACTTGGCTTGTAATGGGTCGATCACGTCGAAAAGTTCGCCTGCGCGCGTGCGGCGGTAGTCTTCGCCTACCAGATTTCGGTTTGCCTGTAGTTTCATTTAGCGCGGAAACGGGTGGAGATCGGCGTCGATACGGACATTCCCGTTAACGTCAAGGTGTACCGCTCGCACGTTTAAGTGCGTGTCCCAGCGCAGCAGAGAAATCGCCGCCCCGATTTCCCGCTCACAACGAAATACTGCTTGGAGCAGCAGGCTCGCTGCGGCGTGGCCCGGAGGGGTCTGCTCTGCTGGTGGCGCTTCTAGTTCGGGGCTTACCGTTACTGTCATAGGATTTGGGTGCTCCTCGGAAAAATAGGGGAGGGGGAGCCTCCCCGGAAAAGAAGGAATCAACTACGCGGGCGAAGTGGTCGTCGATCCGGTGATGAACGAGCCGCCGCGCTTGGTGACCAAGCAGAGGCGCTCTTCCGCGCGGATCGCCACCAGGTTGCTGGTGAAGTAGGTGCTGTGCTGTTCGCCGACCGCGATCTCAATTTCCATACGGGATCGAACTTCGGCGCAAGCGGCGTTTCCGCTGCCGATCAGGAACGTGCCCTGCGCGATCACGTTGCTGCCGACCAGCAGCATGCCGAACAACTGCGGCGGGCCGCTGGACCACGGATCGCCGAGGATGTAGCGGCCCTGCGAATCCTTGGTCATCCGCACTTCCCACAGGTCTTGCGGGTCGAGCAGTGCAAAGGTCGGCGGAACCTCGTCGGCAATCGCGATCTGCGCCGCTGCCCAACCGAGGATGTCGATGAGGGTCCAGCCCTGAGCGGCGGCCGGCAGAAGCGCCGTGTTGAAGCTGGTTGCGTCCACGAGCAGACCGCGAATGGTTTCCCCGGCTCCGTTTCCGTTGACCAGCAAATCGTCGGTCTCCTTCGCCACGTAATAGGCGAGGCCGGTTCGGATGAAGCCCTCGAGCTCGCCCCAATCCGCGAGAATCTGGCGGGTGCAGGGCAACCACGTGGCGACCGTGACTACCTTGCGGCTCGCCGACGTGAACGTCAGGGCGTTTTCCGACTTCGCCGAACCTTCCGGCGATTGAATGGCCGCGTCCGACAGTGCCGATGCGACCGAAACGAAGTCGATCACCTGGGCCTGCGTCGGGCGGCTCGCCAGCAGGTCACGCATCCGCAGTACGCGGCGCGCTTCCGCCGTGATGCCGGTGTCGCGCTCGATTTGCAGCACGCCGGTCAACTGCCGCGGCGTAGAACCAACGTTATCGGAGGTGAGCGTGGTCTTCATGCCCAGCGCCATCGCGGCGTGGTGGCCCTTCAGCACGAACTGGGCACGCCCGGCGCCGTTCGCCCGGACAACGCGCTCGAGGTCGGTCTCTTTCTTGAGGAAATCGATCAGCGGGACTTCCGCCGTCTCGTTGAGGTTCTTCGTCTGGATCTTTTCATCCAGCGCGTCGAGTTGCTTCTGGGTTTCGACCTGCTGAGCCTTCAGTTGCTCGAGCAGGGTGCGGGTTTCCGCGGTCGCGGCGCCGAGGCTCTTGGCTTCCTCGTCGTACTTCTTTACGTGCGCCGTGATCGCGGAGTTGAGATCAGTTAGTTTTTGCTCTAAGGCTTCCATCTAGGGCGTCTTTAGCCTGTTGCGCCAGGCCAACGAGCCGCGAGTGGTTGCCCGAGTCGCGATTATCTGGGGCGGGTTCCCGCTTTTCAGCGAGAAGTGCAGTTAGTTTTTCGAGCTGGTCGGCGACCATCGAACGGTCGAGCCGGCCCGCTTTAATTTCGTCGTTCCAGAAGGCGATGGCGCCGGCGGTAGACTTTACCGACGTGATGACCGCCGATTCGTTCATCGGGAACGTGACGATAGAGACTTCGTAGAGCTTGACTTCCTTCAGCAGCCGGATTGGCCAGCCATCGGCTTCCTCCGATTTCTGCCATTCCCATTTCACCGGCATGTAACCGATACTCAGGCCCTTCACGATGCGCGATTTGATCGAGACGTGCGCCTTCTTCGCGTCGTCTAGAGCCATTTCGAGGGTGCCCTTCTTCAACATCAGGGCTTTCTCGCTGTCCTCGAACTCGCCGATGCCGACAGGCGACCCGGCCTGGTGCTGCCAGAGCAGCGGGCGCTCCTTGCCCATAAGATCGAGCGTTCGGGCGAAGGCACCCTTCACCACTATGTCATTGCCGAGGTCCGTGTTGCCGTAGGGCGATGCCACGCCTGAAAAGGTGTGCTCATCCTCCAACTTCAATTCACAGCGGACGAATTTGCGCTCGTAATCGCTCATGCGGCCTCCTTTGCGGGTGGTTCGGTGGGTGTTTTCGAGGCATTTGCGCGGGCTAAAATGGCCTGTTCGTAGGTGGTTGGCTCGCCGGTTCCCGGCACGGTAATCATTGCGCCTTGGATGTGGTACGCCGCGCCGGCGCCGTTCGGAAGTTTCGGTAGGTTCTCAGCCTCACAGATCGAGTCCGCATTGAGCCAGCCGTTGACTTTTGCGGTCGCGTAGCCCTTCATTCGGGTTTCGAAGTCGCCCTGCAGGAGCTTCTTTGTCTCAAATTCCGCGTACATATTCTCCTGCTGGCGCTCGGTGAGCACCCGGAGCCAGATTTGCTGCGCCCATACTTCGAGCCAGTACCCTAGGCAGGTCTGCAAGAACTCGATACCGAGTTGCTCCACGTTGTTCATCGTCGCGTGCCTGCCGTCGCCGACCTTGTACGGGTTCACCAGAAACCAGCGGCAGATTTCAGGCACGCTGAATTGCCGCGTGCCGAGTAGTTGCGCGTCCTCCGGCTTGAAGCCAATCTGCTGGTACTCGATGTCGCCTTCCATGATCGGGGCGGTGTGCGGCGCGGCGTAGGTCTTTTCCCAGTCAGAACGGAACTGCTCTTTTTTCTCCGCGTTCTCGAACCGCTTGGCGAGCTTCAGGAGATACGGCACGCGGCCCCCGCGGGCGAAGAATGTGCCGCCGTACTCCAGTGCCGCGAGGTCGAGGCCGATGCTATTGGCCGCGAACCTCACGACGGATTCCCCTTTGATGCCGTCGAACCCGAGGCCGGGGATATGGAGCACGTCGCGGAATTTAAGCACTTCCGGCTTATCTTGCGCGCGGCTGATCTCGTACACCGGGCCGTCGTCGCCATCTTTCGGGGTGACCCGCGACGGGTGCATGACGCGGAACGACAGCACCTGGCCAGCCGTGCGGCCGACAGCGGAACGGCGGATGATGCGGGCGTAGCCGTTGCCCCACAGCAGCGCGAACATCTGGATGGTTTGGCGGAAGTTAATGGCCGTCGTGAACGAATTTGGCGCGTTGCGGAGCAGCCGGTACAGCGGATCGTCGTCCATCCGGATCCGCTCGCCGTCGCTCTGCTTCTGGAACAGATGGAGTGGCAGCATGCCGACCGGGTCGCTGATGACGCGGGCGCAGGCGTACACTGTGGAGCAGTTGAGAGCTTTGACTTCATCGATGGATTTCCCGGTGTAGGACGGCTCGCCGCCCGCACCCATCACGCCCGCGATCGAGCGCCAGCGCTGAAAAATCCAGGTGTCCAGCGTGGACCAGGCCTCTTTCACGTAGCGGAGCGGGTTCATGCGGCGTTGACGCTAGACACTCCGACGTCGGCGTACTGGTCTTCCTCAATCATTCCGCGCGTCATCCCGGTCAGCCCAGCGCTGAAACGATCAATGCGAAACGAATCCTTCGCGAGATCCGGCTTCCGCGGCGCGATGTTGCCGTTCGCATCGGTCCGCGCCACGACGTTCTCGGCGCACCAGGCCAGCACTTCGCTGCCGCCGTGCCGGATCTTCCCTTCGAGCAGCTTGCGGTGGATATGCTTCATCGGAGCCGAGACGTGTGTAATAGTCTGCGTGACCTTGACCATCGTGTACCCGGCCTTCTCGAGCCGCGTCACGAGGTCGGTGGCGTTCCAGGGGTCGTAGCAGATTTCCTGGACGTCGAAGTCTTCCGTCGCCCAGGCGATCTTCGCCTCGACCGCGGAGTAATCGACGTAATCGCCCGGCGTCGCGATCACCTGGCCCTCATCGATCCATCGCGCGAGGTCCACATGGAGCCGCTTTTCGAGATCCTTCACCTTCTTCCGCGGCACCCAACAGAAGCC